GGTAATACTGGATCAACTGGTTCAACTGGTGCTCAAGGTATTCAAGGAATTCAAGGAACTACTGGTTCAACTGGAGCACAAGGTATCCAAGGTAATACTGGTAACACTGGATCAACTGGTTCAACTGGTGCTCAAGGTATTCAAGGAATTCAAGGAACTACTGGTTCAACTGGAGCACAAGGTATCCAAGGTAATACTGGTAACACTGGATCAACTGGTTCTCAAGGTATTCAGGGTATTCAAGGAACAACCGGTTCGACAGGAGCACAAGGTATCCAAGGTATCCAAGGAAATACTGGATCAACTGGTTCTCAGGGCATTCAGGGAATACAAGGAACTCTGGGTTCTCAGGGTACGACTGGAACTGTTCCAATACCAAAGACTGCGGCATTCGCACTCATCTTTAACTAATTACTATTATTAACTCACTCTACTACAAATGGCTAATCCTAACATAGCAGGTCTCACTTACATCTACGGCACGACCACCGTTACGAGCAGCGTCTCAACTTCAGGAAGCACGATCATCTCTTCTGTGCCAAGCAATACTGTCTATAAAGTGGATAGCGTCATTGCAGCAAATAAGACGAGTAGTAATGCTACGATTACTCTCTATATCACTCGAAGCTCAACAAGCTACAACATCGCTTATCAGATTACTGTACCAGCTAATTCAACATTAGTACTTGTCGGCAAAGATAGCATGTTCTACATGAATGAATCTGACGTACTCACTGCTGTCGCTGGTACATCAACTGCGATCGATATCATTGCTTCTTACGAAGCTATTTCCTAATGCGCTACCTAAAAGGCTCATACCTTAACACATCAACGACACCAGCACTAACAAGTGCGGTTGGTAGGTGGAATCTTGCTGATCAATTTGATGCAGCGAGACAGGGTACTTGGCCAATAATTGGTGTTACCGCAACAGGTGGTACAGCAACATCAGGTAATGGCTACAATCAATGGTCATTTACAACAACAGGCTCTAGCACATTTACAGTGAGTACAGGAGGCACTGTCTATTACGCTATTGTTGCTGGTGGGGGTGGAGCTGGCGGAGAACGTGGAGGAGGGGGCGGTGGTGGCGGTGTAGTTACAGGACAAACAACTTTAACGGCTGGCACATACACTATAATTGTAGGTGCAGGTGGCTCTGGTGGTGCTGGAGGAGGAGGAGAAGGAGCAGGTTCGCACGGCAATTCAGGTTCTAATAGCAGTGCTTTTGGTTTTACTGCTGTTGGCGGTGGATTTGGTGGTGCTTGTTCTGGTTCTTCAAATAACTATGGATCATATGGCGGATCGGGCGGTGGGGCTGGTTTTGGCTCTGGTTCATCAGGTGCTGTTGGCGTTGGTGTAGCTGGACAAGGTTGGTCTGGTGGATCAGGTATTGATTCAACTCAACGTGGCGGAGGTGGCGGGGGCGGTGCTAATTCAATAGGGACTAATGCAACAAATTCTACATCAGCAGCAGGAAACGGTGGTAATGGTATTGGTATTTATTTACCAGTAAGTAATTCTACAGTTTATTATGGAGGTGGAGGTGGTGGCGGTGCAGATTCTCGTACTAGCTCTGTTGCTGGAGCTGGAGGCACAGGCGGTGGAGGAGCTGGAAACAATACCAGTTCTGGAACAGGTGGAGCTGGATCAACAAACACTGGCGGTGGCGGAGGAGGGTCTGGACTAACAGGAACTGGTGGAGCAGGAGGCTCAGGCATAGTTATTATATGGTCACCTATAGCTACCCCTTCAAAGACTCCTTATGTGCAATACCTAGCGGTGGCTGGGGGCGGTGGTGCTGGTTATTATTATGGAGCAGGTGGTGGTGGCGGCGGTGTGCTACAAGGATTATTTCAACCAACAGCTGGAACTACATATACAGTAACCGTAGGATCTGGTGGGGCTGGTCCTGTAATTCCTAATGCAGGTACTGGAAACAATGGCACTAATAGTTCAATTTCTGGAACAGGATTAACAACAATAACAGCTATTGCAGGCGGAGGAGGTGGTGGTAGTGCTACTGGTGCTGCTGCTGGATTAAATGGTGGTTCAGGTGGCGGTGGAGGTGGTACATCAGCAGCAAACGGTGGTTTAGGAACAACAGGCCAAGGTTATGGTGGTGGAAATTCACCAGGTTTAACTGATGGTGGTGGTGGTGGATATGGAATGGCAGGTGGTTACGGTATATCATCTGGTGGTAACGGAGGCGATGGATTTACAACCTACATAGCCAACCCATCAACGTATAGCTGGTCTAATCACTTTGATGGTACTAGTTATTTAACAACATCTAGTATTTCTGGTATGTCGATTGGAACTGGTGATTACACAGTTGAGTTTTGGTTTTATTTAACAAAACCAGTAACCAACAACGGTTTTTTTCAAATGTGTTCTACGGCTGGTGGATTGCCTTCTGGTTTTGCAGGTATAGCACTTGGTTTAACAAGTTCTCCAAACACTATTACTTATTATTATAACAATTATAATAATCAAATTTCTTATACTGCTCCTTTATACACATGGGTTCATGTTGCTGCTGTAAGACATAGCGGTACTAATAATGTTTATATAAATGGTACTTCTATTGCTTCTGCATCTGATACTAATAGTTATAGTACTAATTACGCAGCTATAGGTGCATATTACTCATCTTCTTATCCTTTTTCTGGTGGTTATATTTCTAATTTTAGAGCTGTTATTGGCACTGCTGTTTACACATCTAATTTTACACCACCTACGACACCAATTACAGCTATTAGCGGAACTCAATTACTAAGTTGTCAATCTGGTAGTTTTTCTGACAGCAGTAGTAATAATGCTACAATAACAACAGTAGGTTCTCCATACATAGCCTCCCAAAACCCATTTGGTGCTTCTTACGCAGGCGGTGGTGGTGGTCAAGGTAGCGGTTATGGAGGCATGGGCGGTGGTGGGAAAGGTGTTGCTGGTGGTGGTACTAATGCAGGAACTAATACTGGTGGTGGGGGCGGTGGTGATTCAGGAGCAGGTGGTTCTGGCGTAGTCATATTAGCCTACCCATCTACCTATACTACTGCTGCTAGCACCACGGGTTCGCCCACACTGACCACTGCTAATGGTTACAATGTTTACAAATTCACTGCATCTGGTAGTATCACATTTTAATATCACATAACATCATGGCACACTTCGCACAAATCGACATAAATAGTAAGGTTATCAATGTACTCGTTGTCCCTGATGATCAAGCATCACGTGGCAGTGATTACTTGTCCAAGGATCTTGGCCTTGGCGGTCTCTGGGTACAAACAAGCTACAACACACGTGGTGGTGTTCACTATGGTCCTGATGGCAAGCCTGATGGTGGTGTTGCACTGCGCAAGAACTATGCTGGCTTGGGTTACAGCTACAATGCTAGCATTGATGCATTTGTGCCACCACAACCATATCCATCATGGATACTCAATACTGATACAGGATTATGGGACGCACCAGTACCAATGCCAACAGCAGTTGATGGTTCAATATGGGTCTGGGATGAACCAACAAAAGCATGGGTATCGCAACCTATTCCAATGACTCAGTCCGTACAAGGCGTGCAATCCACTCAAGGAGTACAAGGTAGTCAAGGAGTTCAGGGCGTCCAAGGACCTTAATTTTCATTAATAAATAGGTAAATAATTTTTATGGCACTCGATTTTCCAAATTCCCCGACCAATGGTCAAACATTTACATCCGGAGGTCGTATCTGGACCTGGAGCAGCACTCAGAACTCTTGGCAGAGTAACACTGGAACACAGGGTACTCAGGGCGTTCAGGGTCTTCAGGGTACACAGGGTATTCAAGGAGCTCAAGGTGCTGGTGGTACGATCGCTTACTGGGGTTCATTCTACGATACCACGAATCAAACCGCAGCGAATACCACAACTGCATATCCAGTCAATATTGGAAGCTATGATCCAAACAGCAATGGTGTTCAGATCAATAATGGAAATCAAGTATACTTCGTCCATGGTGCAACATACAATATTCAGTTCTCGATTCAGTTCGCAAATACAGACAGCGCAGTTGGTAATTCAGAAGTTTGGTTCAGAAAGAATGGAACCGATATCCCAGCGAGCGCAGGTGAAATTGCAATCCCGTCAAAGCATGGTAGTACGAATGGATTGATGCTGGCTTCTTACAATTTAGTGCTTGCTCTCAATGCAGGCGATTATCTCCAGCTCATGTGGAGAGTTGATAGCACGTCTGTCACGATTCAGACTCTTGCAGCAGGAACAAATCCAGTTTATCCAGTCAGTCCAGGTGTTATCTTAACTGCAACACAAGTGACTTACACTCAGGTAGGACCTCAGGGTACACAGGGTATTCAAGGAAATCAAGGCATCACTGGAGCTCAGGGCATTCAAGGAATCACTGGCGCTCAGGGTATTCAAGGAATCACTGGTACACAGGGTATCACTGGAGCTCAGGGCATACAAGGTATTCAAGGCGCAAGCGTTCAGGGTATTCAAGGAATTCAGGGTATCTCTGGCACAAATGGCGTGCAAGGTATTCAGGGTATCCAAGGTACGCAAGGAACTCAAGGAATCACCGGTGCTCAAGGAATCCAGGGTATTCAAGGTAGTTACGGAAATCAGGGTATCCAAGGTATTCAAGGTACAAGCATTCAAGGCACTCAAGGTATCCAAGGCATTCAGGGTTTAACCGGTATTCAAGGAACTGCAGGTTTCGTCGGTTCGAATGGTAGCCAAGGTATTCAGGGTATTCAAGGATATACCGGACCTCAAGGAACAACTGGAGCTGGAACTCAAGGTACCTCAGGTGCTTCCATATTAGGCACGACGAATACATGGACTGGAGCTTCAAATACGTTCAATAATACTATTATCGCAGGTAGCGCACAGATCAACAATGGTGCTGCATTAATAGATCTGAATAGCACGACTCGATTAAAAATCAATTCTATTTCTACAAATAATAGTGTTGAATTTTGGAAAGATTCGACTCCATCTTATGCAGCATCTATAGGATTGGCACCGGCAGGTATCACTACTCCACAAAGTGCTTTAGTTTTTACAGGTTATCCAAGTGGAAGCTGGGTAGAGCAAATGCGTTTGACGAGTGGTGGAAATTTAGGTCTTGGTACAAATAATCCATCATTAGCTTCTGGAGGAACAGGACTACAAATCACAAATAGTACCTACACTCAGGCTAGACTCTCTTCATCTGGATCATCTGCTGGTCTTGAGTTCAATCCTTCTAGCGCACATAATTGGGAGTTTCAAGCTACAAATGATCCTTCGTTTATTCTATATGATAGAGGCGCTGGCAAATATAGATTTGTCGTAAGAGGCGATACTGGAAATACGACAATTGGCTATAATAGTGCAGTAGATGTTGGATATAATTTATACGTTCCTGGTAATATTGGTACAAATGGTATCATTTATGATAATGCCAATACAGCTTATTATGTACAACCTAGCTCATTCTCGAATTTATTAACCTTACGTGTTGGGAATCGTATTGTGAGACAAACCACTACGATTGACATGAGCAATACGAGTACGTATAGTACAAGTAATTTCTATCCAGTCACAATTCAACTAGATCCAGCATATACTACAAGAATAAGAATTGAGAATGCGTTAAGTTCAAATGTTCCTAGTTGGTCAACACACCCAAGTGGATTTACTCTTATTCTAGATTGGGAAGTCAATGGAAGTGGTTGGGGAACTTCACCGGTTTTGAGAAGAATTCATTCGTATGCAGAAGCATTTACTAATTCGACAATATGCGGAGGTATTAGCCAACTAGGAACTTCAAGTGAAGAAGTCGTTTGGCTTCGAGGCGGTGGGCAATATTACTTCTCAGTGTCAGGATTATACAATAATACCGGATTGGCGATACCAATTCCTCACTCGACTACCTACACTGCTCAGACTGGTGTAGGTACAGCGGCAGTATCGTCAACTGCGATCAATAATCCTTATCAAGCAGTTTCAGGCGGCGGTCTTGGCTGTTATAGTTTTTATGCAGTAAATTATTATGATCAGAATAATAGTTATTATCTTCAGCCCGGTGGTACCTCTTCTCTAAACGCAGCAAACTTTGCTGGTGCAATTAGTTTCCCAGGTGGAAGTAGCATTTCAACCATTGGTGATATCAATTCAAGAAGAAGCAACGGTACTGGTGGAGTATATTACTTTGCAAGTAATGGTCAAAATTATCTTTACTTTGACGGAACTAATTATCAGTTAAACGGCGGTTCCACCCTTGCAGTAGCTGGTGCTATTACCGCTACAGGTAACATCACTGCTTATTACTCAGATGAAAGATTAAAAGACATCGAGGGAAATATTCCAAATGCACTTGATAAAGTAAGATCTCTGAATGGTTTCTACTACACTGCAAATGATACAGCAGTTGCACTTGGTTATAAGAAGAAACGTGAGCTGGGCGTTTCTGCACAGGAAGTCGAAAAGATACTTCCTGAATTGATCGAGATTGCTCCGATCTCTCAAAAGAAATCTTCTCCAAATGAGGACGAAGTTGTAGATACGAATATACCAGAGTACAAGACTCTTGACTACGGTCGTCTTGTTCCTCTCTTAATCGAAGCGATCAAGGAACTCACTGCAAGAGTAGAGCAACTCGAGAACAGTTCTTCTAACAAGTAATCATGTCACTCCCTTCATCAGGCGCTATCTCTTTGAGTCAGGTCGATACCGAAATGACATTCGGATCGACTGCGCAGATCTCCATGAACGATGCCACAGTGAGGTCGCTTTTCAATAAGCTCTCAGGTGCAATCTCGTTCTCTGATGGATACGGTAAGTCAAATAGCTTTTCTATTAATTATCTTATCGTAGCAGGAGGTGCAGCTGGCGGCGGTGAAGGTGACGCTGGTAATGATCCAGGTGGCGGCGGTGGTGCAGGAGGTATGTTGACTGGATCTGCTACAATATCTGGTGAAACTTCTTATACCATCACGATTGGTGGCGGCGGTGCGGCAGCTCAAGGAGATGTCTGGGGAAATGGAAACAACTCAAGCGCTTTTGGAAATACTGCAACAGCAGGTGGCGGTGGCGGATTTGAAAACCATAGTGGATCTCGAGGAGGTAATCCAGGTGGTTCCGGTGGAGGTGGCGGTGGTTACGGATGCGGTAACTCAGGTGGTAGTGGTACTTCTGGACAAGGAAATAATGGTTCTAACGCTGGTTGCGGATCCTATGGTGGTGGCGGCGGCGGCGGAGCAGGAGCAGCTGGTGGTAGTGATGGATATGGTGGAGACGGTGGCGCAGGTCTAGCTTCCTCAATCACAGGCTCATCTGTCTATTACGCAGGTGGTGGTGGAGGTGGAGCTGATACTCGTTTCGGCAATGCAGCAGGAAATGGTGGATCTGGCGGAGGCGGTTCTGGCGGGGCTTCTTATCAAGGTAACGGAAATAGTGGTTCCGCAGGTACTGGTGGAGGAGGTGGCGGTGCCCCAAATGCAGGTGGTTGTAGCTCTTGCGGATACGCAGGAAATGGTGGATCTGGAATTGTAATCATATCTTCACCTGCAGCGGCAGCTTCTACAACTGGTTCTCCTTCAGTTACAACCGTAGGAAGCAATAAAGTTTACAGTTTTACAAATTCTGGCTCGATCACTTTCTTACCTTTTTATACATCTTCTTCATTATCAATCTCAGGCGGAACAGTAAGTACAAGTGGATCTCATACTCAAGCACTCTTTACCTCATCTGGAACTCTCACAGTCACTGGTTCTGGTACATTGAATTACGCAATCGTAGCTGGTGGTGGATCTGGCGGTTCAAACAATGGTGGCGGTGGTGGTGCAGGTGGTGTCTTGACTGGCTCGATGTCAGTCAGTGCTGGAACTTATTCAGTCGTAATTGGTGCAGGTGGTGCACATACTTCTGGATTCAATAGTACATCTCAAGGAAATAGTTCCACAGCATTAGGTCTTACTGCGGTCTATGGTGGCGCTGGTAACTCGTATCAATCAGGTTGTACATCAGGTGGATCTGGTGGTGGAGGTGGTTGTGGTGGTACATCCGGCCAAGGTAATGCAGGTTACTCAAGTGGCGGTGGTGGCGGTGGTGGTTGGCAAGCATCCGCAACTGATTCGGGTGGTGCTGGTGGCGCCGGTGGTAATATCTCTACTACGATCACATCTTACGCAGTTGGCGGAGGTGGTGGTGGCTGTTATCCAGACAATAACTCTTACACTTATCCAGCGGGTGGTTATGGTGGAGGCGGAGCAGGAACTGCACGTTGGGGTACTGAATTAGGACAAAATGATTCTGGTTCAGCCGGCTCAGTCAATACCGGTGGCGGCGGTGGCGGCGGTGGCGGTTATTCAGCTCAGGGCGGTGCCGGTGGCTCTGGTATGGCAGTATTCTGGATATAACAATTCAATAATTTAAAGAAAAACAACGAATCAAACAACTAATAAATAGTAGACTATGGCAAACACATATTCATGGAAAATCAATAATCTGAAGTATCTTCAGAGTTATGCTCACCCAAGCGGTTCAACCCTCACAAATGCAGTCGTTCATGTTCAATGGACTTTGACTGGCACTGACTCGAGTGGTAATACTGGTACATTTTCAGGCGCAACTCCATTTGATCCATCGCAGATCAATGTCTCAAGCTTTACAAATTACTCATCCCTGACCTCAGCAACGATTGCTAGCTGGTTAGAAAGCGTAGTCATTGGTTCATACCAAGATCACGTACTCTCTCAGATCCAAGCTCAGATTGATGCAAAGGCAAATCCAATCACGAGTGTTGATAACTCGGCACTTCCATGGGTACCTTCAACTGGCGCTGGTTCAGGTTCTCCTGCAGGAAATGACGACTCGGTCAATCCTCCTGTTACCGCAACTCTGCAAAGTACTCCAGCTCCAGCTCCTGCACAAGGCGTTCAGGGAGTACAAGGTACTCAGGGAGTACAAGGTACTCAGGGAACTCAAGGCGTTCAGGGAACATAATCCAAATAATCTGATCGGAACTATTTTATGGCACACTTCGCTGAAATTGATTCAACTGGAAAAGTACTTCGAGTGCTGGTTGTCGGTGACGATCAGCAACACCGTGGTCAAGACTTCCTTGCGAATGATCTTGGCCTAGGTGGAACTTGGGTTCAGACATCGTATAACACATTCCGTGGTATTCATAGAACTGGCGGAACACCAATACGTAAGAATTACGCTGGACACTCCTATACCTATGACTCTGCTCGTGATGCGTTTATTCCACCTCAACCATTCCCTTCCTGGGTATTAAATGAGGAGACATGCCATTGGGATCCACCAGTCGCTCGTCCAGATTATGTTCCTGGAAAAGTTTGGGTCTGGAACGAATCAACAACTAGCTGGGATCAACAAAATTACGAAGACGCATACAATAAGGCTCATCCAGGTGATGCTTCTCAGGGTGTTCAAGGAACTCAAGGTACTCAGGGAACTCAAGGCGTTCAGGGAACATAAGGCATTTACATGTCGAGTGAGGAATTTCCTTCTATTCCGCAGATGGCAGGAAATGTTGCCTCTGCTGCAGTCGATGCTTTTAAAGCAGCATTGCAGAATAGAGGATTCTTTGCAACGGAAGAAGTCGCAAAAGCAAGATTGGAAACATGCCAATCTTGCGAGTTCTTTAAGAAAGAGTCCATTCGCTGCATGAAGTGTGGTTGCTATATGACAGGTAAAGTAAAAATGACAGCGTCTCAATGTCCTGCTCAGAAGTGGAAGGAATAATTATTATTACTATGAAGAAAAAGAATAAAAATCACGGATTCTTAACAGATGGTCATGGTAAACCAAGTCATACTCGTTTACTTGTCGTGTTATGTGTTCCAGTTCTGATCTTCACTCCACTCTTTGTCTGGGTTTATATCTGTATCTCAAAACTCACTTTCGTAGGAATCGATGCCACAGTTCCTCTCTATATTGGAACTGCGAATGGTATCATACTTGGATACGCTGGATTCAAGTCCACACAAGAGACTTCGATTCAGTCACTTCCGCCTCCTCCGGCTCCTAAGCCAAAACCTCCTGCAACAACAACGTAAGCAATGTCTACTCCAGTCGATGTCACAGTCACAGGTAATCTAACTGTTCTTGGAGTCACGACTCTTGCAACAACAGTTGTTGAGGGTCTTGAGCTTACGTCTCTACCTATTGGTTGGTCGATCAATGGTGGAACGACTGCAAAGAAGTTAACGCTTACAAATACACTTACACTTTCTGGAACGGATAATAGCACCCTGAACATTGGTTCAGGCTCAAACTTATCCTCAATTGCGAGTCTCACTTATGCTTCTCCATCTTTTTTAAAGATGACGAGTGCAGGTACGTTTACACTTGATACAAACTCATACGCTCCTGCAACGACCGGTACGACCTCACAGTTACTCACAAGCAATGGTTCAGGTGGATTCAATAACATTACTCTTGGAACTGGATTAACGCTGACTGGTTCTACACTCACTGCAAGCTCAGCATCAGTCACAAATGTAACTGTAACGACTGCAAATGGATTCGCTGGTACAGTTTTAAATTCCTCAACGACTCCAGCGATCACACTCACGACGACTGTGACTGGAATGTTAAAAGGTGATGGAACTGCAATCTCTGGTGCATACTCTGGAGTCGACTACGCTCCTGCAACTTCTGGAACAAGTATCTTATATGGAAATGGTTCTGGTGGATTCAGTAACGTAATTCTTGGAAGTGGAATACAGTTTGCGAGTGGAATTTTAAGTTCAACTTCAGTTCCTGGTGTTCAAGGAGCAACTGGTTCTCAGGGAACTCTAGGCTCACAAGGAGTTCAGGGTATTCTAGGAATCTCAGGTGCTCAAGGCTATACAGGTAATCAAGGCATACAAGGAATCACTGGCGCAACTGGTCTCCAAGGACTTCAGGGCATCACTGGTATTCAGGGATACTATGGCACTCAAGGATCGACCGGAGCAGGTCTTCAAGGATCACAAGGAATTCAAGGCGTTCAGGGCTATTATGGAACTCAGGGTCCGGCAGGCGCAGGTTCACAGGGTATTCAAGGTGTGCAAGGCGTACAAGGTTATTATGGAATACAAGGACCTCCTGGTGCAGGATATCAGGGTATTCAAGGCGTGCAAGGTAATGCTGGTACGAATGGTACAAATGGTGTTCAGGGCTACAGTGGAACAACAGGCTTGCAAGGAATACAAGGCATTCAAGGCACAGCAGGAAATAATGGACTAAATGGTTCACAAGGTATCCAAGGAATTCAAGGATATACAGGTGGAACTGGTTCGACTGGTTCTCAGGGTATTCAAGGCTACACTGGAAGTACTGGAGCCCAAGGAATTCAAGGTATTACAGGAAGCACAGGCTCTCAAGGAATTCAAGGTTATACCGGTTCCACGGGCGGAACTGGTCTTCAAGGTATCCAAGGTTACACTGGAAGTACTGGTGGAACAGGATTGCAAGGCATTCAAGGTTATACAGGTTCGACTGGTGGCACTGGTTCTCAAGGAATTCAAGGATACACGGGTGGAACAGGTGGAACTGGTTCTCAGGGTATTCAAGGATATACTGGAAGCACTGGCTCACAAGGTATTCAAGGACGTCAAGGTACGAACGGAACGAATGGAACCAATGGTAATCAAGGAATTCAAGGCACACAGGGATATACCGGTTCTACTGGTGGAACTGGTTTACAAGGTATTCAAGGTACTTCTGGTCCCGGAGCAAATCAAACTCTTAACACGAATTCGTTCGTTACTTTTGCAGGAGTAAGCACAACGTATGGAGTGACTGCAAGTGGTGGTAACATCAGTGCAACTGGAAACTCCATGTACGCAGGGCTATACTATGATTATAATAACACTGCTTTCTATTCTTGGCCCGGCCAAAATAGTAATCTTAATGGAATTTATTGCAATGGCATCGTGTGCTATGGTTCAGTCTCAAAGGCATCTGGATCATTCAGAATACCTCACCCACTTCCTGCTCTTGCTCCCACAAAACAATTAGTTCATTCATTTATCGAAGGTCCATACTGCGATCTTCTTTATCGAGGAACAGTCGATCTTATCGCAGGAACTGCGACTCTTGATATCGATGAAACCATTGGTATGACTTCTGGAACTTTTGTCGCTTTATGTAAGAACACTCAGATATTCCTTACAAATCAAACTGATTGGACTCTAGTCAAGGGATCGATATCTGGCAGTACTCTTACGATTATTGCTCAAGATCCTACCTCAACTGCTACGATCTCTTGGATGGTCGTTGGAGAAAGACACGATCCACATATTATCTCTACGAATTGGACAGATTTAAATGGAAGGCCAATACTTGAGCCCTTAAATCCTACCTCTTGACGGATAGGTAAAACTTATAAATAGAGGTATGTCAAAGCCCTCTTCTCGACAGTTACTCGCCGATTATTGTCTTCGAAACCTCGGCGCGCCGGTCATAGAGATCAATCTCGACGACGACCAGATCGATGATCGCATCGATGAGGCGATTCAATTTTACAGGGACTATCATAATGATGCCATCGTGAGGCAATTCCGTAAGCACCAGATAGCACCTCAGGATCTACAGAATAAGTACGTGGATCTTCCTGACCAGCTACTCTTCGTGTCTCGAGTATTACCTCTGGTGAACAATAACTCTTTCGGATCCAGCATGTGGTCAGCTCGTTATCAGATGATGTTAAACGACATATACGACCTACAGTATGCTGGTGCTCTGGTCAACTATGACATGACACGTCAATACCTTGAGCTATTAGACATGATGCTCAATGGAACACCTCCAGTTCGCTTCAACCGGCACATGCAGAGACTCTTTATCGATGTGGAATGGGGATACGAATTGAACGTAGGTGACTACATCATCATCGAGGGATATGAATCAATCGATCCTGACAAGTACACTTCTGTCTATAACGATATCTTCTTAAAGAAATACACCACTGCTTTATTCAAGCGTAACTGGGGAAATAACCTCAAGAAGTTCGAGGGAATCACGCTTCCAGGCGGTGTTACACTCAATGGTCAACAGATCTACGACGAAGCGGTTGAGGAGATTGCAAAACTTGAAGAAGAGGCACAACTTAAGTACGAGATGCCTCCAATGTTTTTTATAGGATAATACACGATGCCACGCAACGTATTCTTCAGTCAAGGCACAAAGTCCGAACAAAATCTTGTAGAAGATCTTGTGATCGAGGCTTTGAAGATCTACGGATTCGAATTGTACTATCTGCCTAGGAACATGGTCTCTCGTGACCTAATCCTAAATGAAGACATCGAGTCACGCTTTGATGAAGCATACATGATTGAGATGTACATCGAGAACACCGAGGGATTTGGTGGAGACGGTATCTTCATGAGTAAGTTTGGCCTTCAGATTCGTGAGCAAGCAACATTCGTTGTCTCCAAGAAACAATGGTCCAAGCTCGTTGGCGTCTGGAACAATGGTATCATATCTGACCGTCCAGAGGAAGGTGACCTATTATACTTCCCGCTCACGAAGTCTTTCTTTGACATCAAGTTCGTTGAGCATCAATCTCCTTTCTATCAATTAACTCAAGTTCCAGTCTTCAAGTTACAGTGCGAACTCTTCGAATACAACAACGAAGTGGTTGATACTGGAAACTCGGAGGTCGACAAGCTCGAACAAAACTTCAGTACAGAAACATACCTCCAGATCTCTGGCTCAGGCCAGAAGTTTACGATCGGAGAAATGGTCACTCAAACTCTTTCTCCTGCAACAGAGACAAGCAACTCAGTCGAGATCTATGGAAAGGTGCTTCGTTATATCCAAGAAGTTTCAACAGATCCATTAAAGGTTGCAATTGGTGAGATCAGCACGAACACTGGAGAATATGGAATGTTCCAGGCAAGTAGTGGTTCTGCTGATGCTTTAGTTGGTCAGAAGTCTGGAGTCGCTTGGTCAATCACTCGAGTCTATGATATCGCTGATACCGACACCAATCTCACGTTTGTGAATAACGATCGTCAAGCTCAGAATCGTGACTTCGAAGTTCAGGGTAACTCAGTTATCGATTTCAGCGAGAGCAATCCTTTTGGTGAAGTTAATTTCGTGGAATCACCTCCAGTTATATCTCCATCTTATGGAGCAGACAGCATCGCATTTACCGCAGACTCTACAATTCTAACAGCAGATACTCAGGAATAATCACTTATCATGGCACAACAACTTATCAATATTGGTTCAGCCGCCAACGACAAGTCTGGCGATGCATTACGAACAGCTTTCACAAAGACGAACGCAAACTTCACTGATCTTTATAGTCGTGGAGTTCAAGGCGCTCAGGGTATCCAAGGTTTTTCAGGAGCAAATGGAGTACAGGGTACAACTGGTACACAAGGACCTGCTGGATCTGGAGTTGGTATTCAAGGCATTAAGACGACTCTCTGGGGTTACCCAACAGTAAACACTCAGCGTATATCAAACGCAATCGATGGAGAAGGAATCATTGTTGCTTCGAGTTCTTCAGCTGCTCTTCGTTGGCATGTTCGTGACCAAGATCCTAGCTTAGGTAGAGCACCAATTTACATCAATGCAGTAACTTCAAAAACTGGAACTGGTCCATTTGAAGTCACGTTTGATATTGGAACACAGAGTTCAATTCCTGTCACAGGATATCACTACATCGTTTATGCTGCAGGTGGTTATCCAGGAACTTATATGTGCACTGGTTCAACAATAAACAGTGTGACTCTTGAGTATCCAAGCGATCCAGGTGATTTCCTCAATGGTCCCGGTGATGCTTATTTTGTTACTCCATCTCTTTATTCTCAAGTTCAAACACTGCCTGATGGCGTTTGGATCAAGAACGCAGACTGGACTGAGAGTCCTACATATGCCTATTATTGGCATTTTGACAATTCAGGTACTTTAAATTTCCCAATTTCGGCAAATGGAAATGCAAGTTTTGCAAGTCCTAGTGGATTTGAATTTTCTGCAAATACAAGTGTTCTCATTTACACTGCAGATGGTAAACTTATTCTTCCACCAAATGGCGATATTCTATACAATAATGGGACATCGATCATTGACGTTCCTCAGAATAAGCAGCTAGCAAATTATACGCTTCAGCTATCGGATCGTGGTTGCCACATATACGCAAACACTGTCACAAATTATGTAGAGTATCTCATACCAACTAATGCAGTAACTCCATTCCCTATAGGATCAAAGATCGTGATTGTCACTGGTCAAACTTGCCCTATCTTTGTAAATGCAGTTACTCCAAGCACAACATATCTCTATGTTTCTGGTTTAAACTATGCTGCAGGTGGGTATGATGTTCCAGCAAATAGCATGGTGACTCTATTAAAAATTGATACTGACACGTGGATGCTATCTGGATCTGGCGTTACGATAGACTGATATAATTATATATGCTCACGACTCATTTTTATCACGCGACAATTCGTAAGATCGTATCGGTATTCGGTACGGTCTTCAATAACATTTCCGTGGTTCGGCGTGATCAAACCGGTAAAGTTATTAATATCCAGAGAGTTCCTCTGGCGTATGGACCAAAGCAAAAGTTTCTGGCCCGTATCGATGAACAGCCAGATCTCAATGCTCCAAAGGTTGCGATCAAGCTCCCTCGCATGAGCTTTGAGATCGTAACGATGGTCTATGACGCCTCGACAAAGATCAATCGTAACAACATGATCTCTGCTGATAACGCAGCTGATCCAATGACAAAGACGACGATTCGTCAATTCGCTCCGTATCGTATGGGCATTGAACTCTCGATCATGGCAAAGAATCAAGACGATGCCTTACAGATCGTTGAGCAGATACTTCCTTACTTTCAGCCAGAGTATACAGTTACGATGAAAGACGTTGAGGGAATGGATATTCGAAACGATATACCAATTGTTCTCACGAATGTCGTCATGACTGAAGACTACGAGGGCGACTTCATGACTCGTAGAGCGATCATCTATACTCTTACGTTTGAATTGAGAGTTCGCTTCTATGGACCAACTCAGAGTACGAGTGTGGTCAAACAAGTCATTGCAGATATACTCAATGGTGAAACTGGTCAACCAATCGAGAGAATCACTGCGAGTGTGGATCCATTGACGGCCACAGAAGCTCTGTCACATCAGATTTTAAACTCAATCTCTTTCTTTACAAATACCACATCGTTCAATCTTGGAATGAGTGCAGGAACTGGATTGTATCTTGATGGAGAACAGGTTCTGGGTACAACATCTGGAACAAACGCTCATGTTGTATCTTTTACAGACGGAGTTCTTTTAGTCAAAGACGCAACTGGTATCTTTAAGGTCAATGAGACTCTTGTGGGTCAACAGTCAAATACGACTCGAACGATCACTGGAATCACTCCGACCTACGACGTATAACACTGAGAGATCTATATCATGGAAAAATTAACACCAGAAGAGATCAAGAAAAACCTTGAGGAGAACCTTCCTCCGGTAATATCTGCAGCTCAGGCTCCAGTCGCGATTCCTCAACCTATTAAGGACGAGAAAGACATCGACGATGACTACGAGTTCTCCAGAAAAACTTATCGAGATCTTGTGGACAAATCAAATCATGCCATCGATAGCATGATGGAGCTTGCGACAAACTCCGAACATCCAAGAGCATTTGAAGTTCTATCCACAATGTTAAAGAATACTTCTGACATGACTCAGAAGCTGATGGATCTCCAGAAAGATAAGAAGGCGATCAAGAAAAAGACCGAGGAAAAAGCTCAGGCAACGACCACAACAAATAATAACTTGTTCGTTGGTTCCACTTCAGATTTACAAAAACATCTCTTAGCAAAACTCTCCACAGATGGCGTCACAGATGTTCATTAAACCAGCCCATCTTGGATACCTGGGAAACCCTCAGGTCAAGCGAGATGGAGTGAACCAGCAGTTCACTGACCAAGAAGTTTCCGAATACCTCAAGTGTATGAAGGATCCGGTCTACTTCGCGAAGACTTACGTGAAGGTGATCAGTCTTGATAAAGGACTAGTTCCATTTGAACCGTATCCTTATCAGAAAAGAATGTTCGAGCACTTCAATCAGAATCGATTCTCGATCGTTCTTGCCTGTCGTCAGTCTGGTAAATCTATCTCCTCAGTCATATACATCCTCTGGTACGCAGTCTTCCAGCCAGATAAGACGATCGCAGTCCTTGCAAATAAGGGTTCCACATCACAGGAAATGTTGGCGCGTATTACACTTGCACTTGAGAATCTTCCTTTCTTCTTGCAGCCCGGATGTAAAGCTTTAAATAAAAGGTCCATTGAGTTCTCAAACAACTCCAGGATCATAGCCTCGGCAACCTCAGGATCCTCTATCCGTGGTCTCTCCGTCAATCTTCTATTCCTGGACGAGTTCGCTTTCGTTGAGAAGGCAGGCACTTTCTATACCTCGACTTATCCAGTAATTACATCCGGTCAAACCTCTCGAGTCATTATTACATCCACCGCAAATGGTGTAGGTAACACATATCATAAGCTCTGGGAAGGTGCTGTTCAGGGTACAAATTCATATAAACCATTTCGAGTCGATTGGTGGGATGTTCCTGGAAGAGATGAGAACTGGAAAGCTCAGACGATCGCCAATACATCACCACTTCAATTTGAACAAGAATTCGGTAATTCGTTCGTAGGAACTGGATCCACACTCATTAATGCTGAAACCCTTCTTTCTCTTCGAGCAACGAATCCAATTCGAACTATCGAGAAAGCTTGCATATACGAGGATCCGATACCAAGTCATAACTACATCATGACGGTGGACGTGGCCAAAGGAAGAGGCCAAGATTCATCCACGTTCTCAATAATCGATATCTCGGTCAAGCCTTGTAAGGTGGTCGCCTCATATAGGAATAACCTGATGTCTCCACTCTTATTCCCTGATACCATATACAAGTATGCCAAGACCTATAATAACGCTTATGTATTAGTGGAATCCAATGACTCAGGTGGAGTTGTATGCAATGGATTATATTACGATCTTGAATACGAGAATATGTTCGTGGAATCTGCAGTAAAAGCCGCTTCTATTGGAGTTACAATGACAAAGAGAACCAAAAGGATAGGCTGTTCTCATTTAAAGGACATGATCGAGACAAGAAAGCTCGTTGTTACCGATGCTGATACAATCGCTGAATTAAGTACTTTTGAGGAAGATGGGGATTCCTATGCAGCTTCTGATGGAAACCATGACGATTTAGTCATGAATCTAGTCTTATTTGCTTGGTTTGCCGCCACGGATCATTTTGCTGAAATGGCCAACGTGGACCTTAAAACCATGTTATACGCTGAGAGATTAAAGCTCGCTGAGGACGATATCGCTCCAGTCGGCGTATTCTCTGAGAAGGAAGATCTCAAGGAGAAGTACGAGGTTGATAATGAGGGTAATGTCTGGGAAGAAGTGAACAACAACTGGTTGTTCTAAAAGCTTGCTATTTATAAATAGTAGTAATATTGAATTCCTCGTATTATGTTTCTTATTAACATCTAACTCATCACGAATATGGCATTTTTAGTTTCTCCAGGAGTTCAGGTCAACGAAGTTGATCTAACCAATGTCGTACCAGCGGTTTCTACCTCTATTGGTGGATACGCAGGTGCTTTCGAGTGGGGTCCAATCAATGAGTATGTAACAGTCGGATTCGAAAAGGATCTTGTTACAAACTTTGGTGCTCCAACAAACACAACAGCAGAATCATTCTTCACCGCAGCTTCCTTCTTGAAGTATGGCAACGCATTAAAAGTAGTCCGTGCTGGTACTCTTACCGGCGGTTCTACTGTTCTTAATGCTTCAACTGGTCACTCCGGTTCCCATGGCATACTGATCGCAAATCACGATGCTTATGAAGGTCTTACAACTGGCACAAACACAGTTGGTGAATTCGCAGCAAAATGGGCAGGTACTCTAGGCAATAGCTTAGGTCTCTCCATGTTCCCTGCAAACAACCCAACAGGTTTTACAAGCTGGGATTATAAGAGCTTATTCACTGCTGCTCCTGGTACATCTGATTATGCAGCTTCACTCGGCGCTTCAGAAGACGAAGTTCACGTGGTTGTAGTAGATGTTAACGGAATCTTTACTGGTACTCCAGGAACTGTTCTTGAAACATTCCCATTCCTATCTCTTGCTTCAGACGCAGTTACCTCGGATGGTACTTCAAACTACTATGTAAACGTATTGAACTCAGGTTCAAAGTACGCATGGTGGTTAGCACATCCTGTTACTTTCACTAACGCTGGTAGCACAGCTGCTACAGTTGGTGGCCCATTCTTATCAACTGGTATCTCTCCTGTCACTTATACGTTCTCAGGTGGTACTAACTTAGCTCCTGCAACAGGCGATATCCAAACAGCTCTTCAGGTCTTAGGTGACGCTGAAACAGTTGATGTAAACTTACTCTTTGCAGTACCAGATTCTGGTGGCGTAATCTCTGGCGAATTAGTCAGTATCGCAGAAGCTCGTAAGGATGTAGTCGCATTCTTATCACCACCAATCAGTGCAACTGTTAACAACAGCGATCCTGTCACAGCTCTTACAACTTGGGGAAATGCAATCACTTCCACATCTTATGCTGTAATGGATTCAACTGCTCTAAAGGTTTATAACAAATACAGCGACACTTATATCTGGATTCCAGCTTGCGGACATATCGCAGGTCTCTGTGCTCATACAGATATGATTGCTGATGCTTGGTTCTCACCAGCAGGTTATAACCGTGGTAATCTCTTAGGAGTCACAAAATTAGCTTATAATCCAAAACAAGCTGATCGTGATACTCTTTACAAAGCACGCATCAATCCGATCGTCTCATTCCCAGGTCAAGGTATCCTTCTCTATGGAGATAAGACTGCACAAGCTAAACCTTCTGCATTCGATCGTATCAATGTACGTCGCTTATTCATCGTTCTTGAAAAAGCAATCTCGACAGCTGCTAAGTATCAGTTGTTTGAGTTCAATGATCAGTTCACGCAAGCAATGTTCCGTAACATGACTGAACCATTCTTACGTGATGTTCAAGGACGCCGTGGTATTACTGCTTTCAAGGTAGTATGTGATAGCACAAACAACACACCAAACGTAGTTGATTCGAATCAATTCGTAGCAAGCATCTATATCCAACCAGCTCGCTCGATTAACTTCATCACTCTGAACTTCGTAGCTACTCGCACAGGTGTGAGCTTCAATGAAATAGCTGGATCAAAATCCGGCTAAGTCAAATAAATACTATCACTAATAATACTATTAACAATCTATAAAATAGGAGAACACTCACATGGCAGTTCTAGGAATTAATGACTTTAAGTCAAAACTAATCGGTGGTGGAGCACGTAACAACTTATTCGAAGTTACGTGTAACTTCCCAGCCTATGCAGGTGGAGATAGCGAACTCGCTTCCTTCCTGATCAAAGCTACTCAGTTACCAGCATCCACAGTTACACCAATCACGATTCCATTTCGTGGTCGTCACTTAAATATCGCTGGAGATCGTTCATTCGATCCTTGGGGTATCACAATCATCAACGATGCAGATATGTCAATCCGTAATGCTTTCGAGCGTTGGGTAGGCAATATCAATAACAACGTTGATAATACAGGTCTTGTCGATCCAGCAACTTATATGGTAGACATGGCAGTATCCCAACTCGATAAAGCAGGAGAAGTTACAAAGCAATACGTTATCCGTGGCGCTTGGCCTTCAGCCGTATCAGCTATCGATTTAAGCTACGATTCAGAAAACGCGATCGAAGAATTCACAGTTGAATTACAGATGATGTACTGGGAATCTCCAGAATCAGCTGTTTAATACAATTGAGTAGAATAAAGTTATAAAAACTTGAATAAATACGGGGGAGGGTTCGAGAAATCGTCCTCCTCCATTTTTTTCAAAAACAAAAAATACTACTGAACAACTAATACATTATCATGGAATTTTTCGGATTCTCAATCACTCGCAATCCAGAATCGCCAGAGGAAAAGAAAAAAAAACTGGCAAAACAAGCGGACTCGTTCGTCCCTCCTTCAAGTGAAGATGGCTCATCCGCGATTGCAGCTGGAGGTTACTATGGCCAGTATCTGGACATGGATGGTGATGCAGCAAAGTCCGACATCGATCTTATTCGTAAGTATCGTCTCACGGCTGAACAGCCAGAGTGCGATGTCGCGATCGATGACATCGTAAATGAAGTGGTTGTGACTGATGAAGATGCAGGTCCAGTCGAGTTGAATCTCGATAAGTTAGATCAACCAAATTCAATTAAAAACGAGATTCGTGATGAATTCGCGAACATCATTCGTTTACTCAATTTCAATGTCAATGGTACGGATATATTCCGTCGCTGGTACGTCGATGGTAGATTATACTATCACATCATCGTTGACCAAGATAATCCAGCAGAAGGTATCCAAGAACTACGAGCTATCGATGCTCTTCGCATGCGTAAGGTTCGTGAGATAAAAGAAGAGATTGATATCAAGACAGGCGCAAAGATCATTAAGACTCTGGACGAGTACTTCCTCTATCAAGAAGGCGGACTTCAGAAATCAGATATTGGTATCAAGATCAATAAAGATGCGATCTGTTACGTACCTTCTGGTATATTAGACTCAACGCGTAAACGTGTTCTCTCAGCTTTACACAAAGCAGTCAAGCCAGTGAATCAATTACGATTCATGGAAGATTCTCTCGTGATCTATCGTTTATCACGTGCACCAGAACGCCGTATATTCTATATCGATGTAGGTAATCTTCCAAAGGGTAAAGCAGAGGAATACCTACGCACTGTCATGAATCAGTATCGCAATAAGATCGTATACGATTCAGCGACTGGTGAGATACGTGATGATCGTAAGCACATGTCAATGCTTGAGGACTTCTGGTTACCTCGTCGTGAGGGTGGTCGTGGAACAGAGATCACTACCCTACCCGGCGGTGAGAATCTAGGCCAGATCGATGACATCATATTTTTCCAAAAGAAGTTATATCGGGCTCTCAACGTTCCGATATCTCGTATGGAACCAGAGACTGGTTTCAATATCGGTAAATCCTCAGAGATCACTCGTGACGAGATCAAGTTCCAGAAGTTCGTGGATAAACTTCGTAAGAAGTTCTCGCTACTATTCATGGAGTTACTCAGAACTCAATTGATCCTAAAGCAGGTCATTACCGAAGAAGATTGGCCAATGATCCGTGAGGCGATAGCCATTGACTTCAAGAAAGATAATCATTTCGCTGAATTAAAAGACAACGAGATACTCCAGGATCGTATCAACATGTTGACTCAATTGGCTCCATATGTGGGTCAATTCTATTCCCAGAACTGGATTCGCCGTAATGTTCTACGTCAAACCGATGACGAGATCGAGATTATGGATAAAGAGATCCAGGAAGAGGCAGAGATCATGCAACAGCAGCAGCTTGATGCCGAAGAAGCTCAGCAAGACAATGAGGAAGAAGGAGATGACCTAGGAGATGAGTACAAGATAGTGAAAAAGAAGCCTTCCAAGAAGGGTTCAAAGAAATAAACCTTATAAATAGTATATAATGAATTCAAATGTTACAAATTTAGTAACTTCTCTAGCTCAAGGGAAAGTCTCCCAGGCACAGGAATCATTTGCTCGTGCAATGAGCGAAAAGATGAATGCTGCTCTAGATGAACGCAAAATAGCAATCGCTAGCCAAGTCTACAGCAAACCAGCAACTCCTTCAAAGTAAAATGAAACTCATCACAGAAGCAATCGACTCTGGTCTAGGAGTCATTACTGAAGGTACCGGTCCTGATAAGAAAGTTTATATCAATGGCATCTTCATGCAGGCCGAGCAAAAGAATCGCAATGGCCGTGTTTATCCAAAGAGCGTTTTAGCTCCAGCTGTTGCAAAATACGTAACAGAACAAGTCGAAAAAGGACGCGCAGTTGGTGAATTAAATCACCCAGATGGTCCTACAGTCAATTTAGATAAAGTATCCCATCGCATCACTGAACTCAAGTGGAACGGAAACGATGTGATTGGTAAAGCTTTAATCCTTAACACACCTTGCGGACAGATCGTAAAAGGTCTTCTCGAGGGCGGTGTTCAATTCGGTGTTTCATCTCGCGGAATGGGTTCTCTTGAACGCATCGGAGAAGTAATGACCGTAAAGAATGATTTTATTCTCGCAACTGTTGACATCGTACAGGATCCTTCCGCACCTCACGCTTTCGTGAATGGTATCATGGAAGGCGTCGAGTACTTTGTAAAAGGTAACGAGATCATCGCTGAAAAGATCAAGAATGAGATCCTCAAGACTCCTTCAAATCGTTTAATCGAAGCTCAAATCAAAGCATTCTCTGACTTCTTATTAGAAGTCTCCTCGAAGAAATAAGATGAGCGTCAGCGACAAACAATTTTACGTTATGGGTGGGACAAAGGGTATTACTACTAATCATGGTGACGCGACTACAAAGTGCCTAGAGTCAAAATTGAATAAACAGAGACTGAAATTTAGCTTTTTTACAAGCGAAGGTTTCCTCTCAAAACTTTAACCGCTATACAATTATAGTAGGGATAAAACACTATGTCAAAGAAATCAAAAGATCGCTTCGATCTCATTGAAGACATCACTGTTGAAGAACTACACAAAGATGGACTTGTTGAAGACGTTGAAGTTTCCCACGAGGAACCATTCAGCAAGAAAAAGCCAGATGCGGTTGTTGCTGCAAAAGAAATCGAAGTGAAAGCTTCGGTCGATTCTTCAAAAGCAGCTCAGGATGCAACAAAGCCAGCCCCTCACAATCAGACGAAGGGTGAGCCTACAGCTCCTGCAGAACCAGAAGAGCTCAAAAGAGCGGAAGACGCTATCGCAGCAGGTATCGCAAAAGTTGCACAGGCACCATTGAATAAAGTTCATGGTAAGCCAACCGACGTAGCGATTCCTAGCGTTTCAGAATCCAATGCTCCAAAGACAAAAGCTGGTCTCATCAACGCAGTGTATCAACAGATGTCAGAAATGACGACAGAAGAATTGGCGAATGTATATCAGACCTTGACGAATCCAAGTGATATCGAACAGGCACCATACAATCAGCCAAATCCAGAAGATTCGATCGCTCCAAAGCTAAGCGTGCAAACGCCTGGTCAAGTTGCAGAAGAATCGGAAGAAGAAGCTAAAAAAGACGAGGACGAATCCGAAGAAGAGGAATCCAAAAAGAAGGAAGCTGACGAAAAGAAAGCTGACGACGAGGAATCCGATGAAGAGGAAGAATCCAAGAAGAAAGAAAACGACGAAGAGGATAGCGAAGAAGAAGGTAAGAAGATGGACGAGTCAATCGGAAATCTCTTAAATTCAGATTCCAACCTTTCCGAAGAATTCAAATCGAAAGCTTCTAGCCTATTCGAATCAACTGTCAACGCAAAAGTAGCAGCTAAAGTTCTCCAGCTCGAGGAATCCTACAAGACTCAATTAAACGAAGAGTTAGTGAAAGCTACTCAAGGTTTAGCTGAAAAAGTCGATAGCTATCTTAGCTATGTAGTATCAACCTGGATGGAAGAGAACAAAGTCGCTATTGAATCTGGCCTTCGCACCGAGATCGCGGAAAACTTTATCGCATCCTTAAAGAATGTGTTTAAAGAATCCTACATCGAAGTTCCTGAAGCAAAAGAAAACCTTGTTGATAGCCTCAACAAAGAAGTTTCCAAGCTCGAAGAACAGTTGCTCAAGACGACCGAATCAAACATGAAGTTAAATGAGACTGTCAATACGCTAAAACGTACACAGATCCTCTCTGAAGCTTCAGCTGATCTTGCCTCAACAGAGGTAGTAAAGCTCAAAACACTTGCGGAATCAATCGATTTTGAAGATGAAAATTCTTTCGCTAAGAAAGTAAAAAGCATCAAAGAATCTTACTTCCGTAAAGTTATTAACTCACCCAAAGAAAACGAAGTAGAAGTAGTATTAAATGAGAGCGGCCAAGAAGTCGAACTCAATCCAGTAATGGAAGCTTACTCTACAGCAATCTCACGGACTATCAAACAGCCGTAAAAACTACAGTCATAACAAATAACAGGACATAACATGTTCAACTCAGAAAACCTAATCAAAAAATGGGCACCAATCCTTGAGCACAAGGATCTCCCAAAGATCAAAGACACATACCGCAAATCAATCACTGCGGTTATTCTTGAAAATCAGGAAAAAGCACTACGTGAAGAACGCGCTCAATCCTCATTCCAAGCTATCAACGAAACAGCAGCTAATGCTACAACTGGTGGCACAGGCTACATGGCTAACTGGGATCCAATCCTCATCAGCCTAGTACGTCGTTCCATGCCAAACCTAATCGCTTACGATATCTGCGGCGTTCAACCAATGAGCGGCCCAACAGGTTTAGTATTCGCGATGAAGAGCAAATACACCTCACAAGGTGGCACAGAAGCCCTTTACCAAGAAGCTAACGATGCTTTCTCCGGTACAGGTTCAATGGGCGGCGACTCATCTTCACTACCTTCCGTAACTGGTGGTTCTGGTGCAGATGCAGACGGCGTTGATAACTCATTCGCTAATGGTACAGGTATGAGCACATCTTATGCTGAAGGTCTTGGTACCGGTTCTTCCGGCGCTGGCAGCTTCGCTCAGATGGCTTTCTCAATCGAAAAATCAACTGTTACCGCTACAACTCGTGCCCTCAAGGCTGAGTACACAATGGAATTAGCACAAGACCTCAAAGCAGTTCATGGTCTTGACGCTGAGTCCGAATTAGCTAACATTCTTTCAGCTGAAATCTTAGCTGAAATCAATCGTGAAGTTATTCGTACAATCAACGTAAAAGCTATCCTTGGTGCACAACAGAGCGGCATCGCAGTCCCTGGTACATTTAACCTCTATACAGATGCTGATGGCCGTTGGTCAGCAGAAAAGTATCGTGGTCTATTAGTTCAGATCGATCGCGAAGCTAACAAGATCGCTAAAGACACCCGTCGTGGTAAGGGTAACTTCGTACTCTGTTCATCAGATGTTGCGACAGCCCTCGCTGCTTCCGGTACATTAGACTACGCTCCAGCTCTTTCAACTCAATTAGAAGTTGATGATACTGGTAACACCTTTGCTGGTGTATTAAATGGTCGTATCAAAGTATACATTGATCCATATGCAACCGTTGACTATTGCACAATCGGTTACCGTGGAACAAACCCATATGATGCTGGTTTATTCTATTGCCCATACGTACCATTAACTATGGTCCGTGCAGTTGGTCAATCAGACTTCCAACCACGTATCGGGTTCAAGACTCGTTACGGCATGATCGCTAACCCATTCGCTGAATCCCCAACAGCTCCTCAAAACGGCGTTGGTAACAATCGTGCGAACAAGTACTTCCGCATCTTCGCGGTTAAGGGCGTTCTATCACCTGCTCACCCATCTAACTAATAATTAGATAGTAAGCTAATAATTAAGGGATCCTCGAAAGGGGATCCCTTTTTTGGCTTATAAATACAGTATATGAGTAATTTAACAAGTCAGCTCAACTACCTTTCGCCAACAGGGTTTAAGGTTACAATCAATTCGTCGCAGTTTGCTAATATGGAGTATTTTTGCATTAAAACCTCAGTGCCTATGATCAGTCTCGCCGAGGTTTCTCTTCCATACAAATCAATGCCGAATTATGTTTCAGGCGAACGTTTGGAATGGTCTCCATTTGATATGACTTTTCAAGTATCAGAATTTCTTGAGAACTATCTTGAGCTTTATAATTGGATCACGAAGAACTCTCAGATCGATCAATTCGTAAAGTCTGATATGATCCTTTCGATTCTTGATTCTCACAACAATGTATCAAAACAAATACGATATGTTGATGCATTTCCTGTTTCAGTAGGATCCATAGACTTACATACTCAAAATACAGACGTTGAATACGTGACAGTTGACGCTTCTTTCAGATATTCTTACTTCGAATTCTTATAAGAAGTATTTACATTCTCACTTCTTTTTGATATATTTTATATTATGATAACCCTTGATGAATTGCTTGCGATGTGGAAGAAAGATAGTGCCATAAATGAGATGGCACTTGATGATGCATCTGTCGATGGAATCAAACTTCACTCAAAGTATCTAGAACTCCATTCAGTTACAAAGCTCCAATTGAAAAGAAAAGAGATGGAGCAGCAAGTATTACTTCGTGATAAATGGCTTTACTTCAATGGAAAGATGGATAAATCTGAGATCGATAAGAGAGGCTGGCCTTACGATCCCTTCAATGGACTCAAGATCATGAAATCAGATCTCGAGTATTACTTTAATTCTGACCCAGAACTCCAGAAGACTGAGGAAAGAATCGCATATCTCAAAACGATGGTAGATACTCTTGAGGAGATATTAGGAAACTTAAAGTGGAGACATACGACGATCAAGAACATGATCGATTGGAGACGCTTTACTTCTGGCGGATGAACGAACTTGGACCAAAAGATCAGCTCTGGGCAAGATGGAATCTCTTGAGTGGAGATGAGAGGCATGCATATTTTGAACACGCTCAAATGCTTGTACAAAAAGGATACCTTGATAATCCAGAGAATAGAGATATACTCGAGATCGCCTTATCGATTTTTGCGGCTAGAAATCCAGTGATAAATAAAGAGAAATAATAATAACTTTATCATGGATGTATTGAAGATCAAGAAGAAGAATGAAGTGTTTATCACTGTCGATTGCGATTCAGGAGTCGCTCAGGAACTCTCTGAATTCTTTACTTTCTTCGTTCCAGGATATAAGTTCATGCCCGCTTATCGGAATAAGTTTTGGGACGGTAAGGTAAGATTATTCAATACGAAAGATCGCACGTTATACGCAGGACTCGTTCCATACCTGAAAGAATTTGCCGAGGTTCGTAAATGTGAACTCGAGTTTCTTGACGATAATTACTATGGAAGGATCGATTCGGAGATCCTTATTCAAGACACTGAACTGAATCAATTCATTCAAGACTTAAATCTTTATGCCCATAGTAAACAGATTGAGGTAAGGGATTACCAATTAGATGCAGTTGTTCAGGTTCTGACTCATACAAGAAAATTACTTCTAAGTCCAACTGCTTCTGGTAAATCTCTTATCATTTACATTCTACTTCGTTGGTATCTAAGTAAGATAAAGAGCCAGCATCATGAGAAAGTGCTAATCATTGTACCTACAACATCTCTTGTTGAGCAGATGTATAAAGACTTTGGAGATTATTCAACGAATGATGATACCTGGAATCATGAGGAGTCTTGCCATAGAATCTACTCAGGAAAAGAAAGAATCAATGTCCAGCAAGAGGTAATTATTACAACCTGGCAATCGATCTACAAGATGCCTCCTACTTGGTTTGAACCATTTCGAATGGTGATAGGAGATGAAGCCCATAACTTTAAAGCGAAGTCTTTATCCTCGATCATGGAGAAGTTAAGGGATTGTAAGTATCGTATAGGAACAACTGGAACTCTGGATGGAACTCAAACGCATAAACTCGTGCTTGAGGGTTTATTTGGTCCAGTCTATCAGGTGACGACGACAAAAGCACTGATTGATTCAGATGCCTTGTCAGAACTTGAGATATCGATTCTCCTACTTAAGTACGATGATAAATACTGTCAGGAATTGAAAAAGAAATCTTATCAAGAAGAAATCGACTTCCTGGTAAGCTATATCCCTAGAAACAAATTTATTCGTAACTTAGCTCTTGCACAAGAAGGAAATACTCTTATCCTCTATAACTATGTTGAAAAACATGGCAAGCCTATCTACGACATGATACAAAAGAAGCTATTAGAATCAGCCAGACCTTCAGCAGCAAGAAAGCTGTTCTTTGTATCTGGTTCTGTCGAAACCGATGAGAGAGAAAGAATTCGTTCCATCACTGAGGGTGAGAAAGATGCAATCATTGTAGCATCAATGGGAACTTTCTCTACAGGTATCAATATTCGAAATCTTCATAATATCATATTTGCTTCTCCCTCAAAGTCTCAAATTCGAGTTCTACAATCAATTGGTAGAGGACTTCGTAAAGCAGATAACAATCAAGGAACAAAGGTATTTGATATCGCAGATGATCTTCATTGGAAGAAACATCGGAACTATACGTTGGATCATGCAGCAGAGAGAATTAAAATCTATTCCAAGGAAAAATTTAGCTACGCAATCCATGAGGTAAACATATGAACGATCTAATCCAAGAAGCCTCATTGATACTTAAACTTGTCTCAGGTGATACACTTATATGCCAAGTGATTAAAGACAGCGATGATAACATATTCATACGTGATCCATATCTAATTAATTTGCATCAACAAAATGAAGAAGATGGAGTACATGTCGTTGCCTATTACTCAGAATGGTTCATGTCCACAGACTCTCGAATTCATGTAATTAGAAAACAGCACGTCATTTCTGCTGCAATACCAGATTCTAGAACAAAAGAAGACTACCAATTGATAGTGCAAAGAAAAGAATTAGCAATTCTAAATGCTACAAAGAATAACAATAACGGTAAGACTACTCAATCTTCTTCTCCATTTGAGGATCTCAACTACAAGTTTAATAACCATTCGAGTAATAAGAAATATCCTCATGATAGATCAAATAATTGATATTCTCCAATTCCTGTATTCTGCTTTTCCCTGTATCACTAGATACAAAATAACGGCTTTTTAGACAGATGTAAAACTTATTGTAATGTTTTTGAAACGAAACTATTGAATTGAAATTAATACTATAATGTTTACAATCTCGATATTTTATAATATAATGTAGATAATTAACATAGATAGACTTATATCATGCCTATGACTGACAACCAAATTTTAATTAATACACCTCCAAAGAAAACTACGCTAGCTGCAAAGCGCGAGGGTGTACACTACGTAAACAACAAAGAATTTTCACAGGCAGTCGTAGACTATGTGAAGTCTGTGAAAGCGGCTCAATTAAATAACGTTGAGGTTCCTCGTATAACCGAATATATTGGCAGATGCTTTCTTCGAATTGCTGAGGGATTATCTCATAAACCAAACTTTATTCGATATACTTATCGTGAGGAGATGGTTATGGATGGCGTAGAGAACTGTATTAAAGCCATCATGAATTATAATGTAGAAGCCGCAACACGAACTGGTAATCCAAATGCGTTTGCCTACTTTACACAGATTTGCTATTACGCTTTCATACGTAGAATCATGAAAGAAAAGAAGCAGCAAGATATCAAGTTTAGATACATTGAGCACGCTGGAATTGAGAACTTCTTAACGAATCCTCAAGAAGAAATGAAAGGTGCAAATGCTATGCTTGGTGGAATTGAGAATGGATTCATTGATGTTCTCAAGAAGAGAATTGATAAAGTTAAAACCACAGATAAAGCAATTAAAGAATTTAAGAAAGCAAATAAAGCTATCTTAGAATTATTCATGGAATGAAATTAGCTATCTTAAATGATACTCATTCGGGTGTCAGGAATTCTTCGGATATCTTCCTTGATTATCATGGTAAGTTTTATTCCGAGGTATTCTTTCCATACTGCGAAAGCAATGGGATCAAACAGATCCTGCACCTAGGAGACTTTTATGATCACCGAAAGTACATCAACTTTCGTGCTCTGAATCATAACCGTAAAGTCTTTCTCGAGCCTATGCGTGAACTTGGTATGACGATGGATATCATACCTGGAAATCACGACGTGGTTTATAAGAATACGAATGACCTATGTTCTCTAAAAGAATTATTAGGATTCTTTTTAAAGGATGTGAATATTATCATGCATCCTAAAGTGATGAACTATGATGGATGTAAGATAGCATTACTCCCATGGATCAATCCTGAGAACTTAGACGAGTCAATGAAGTTCGTAGAAACATGCGATGCTTCAATACTTGCAGCACATTTAGAATTATCTGGATTTGATTATATGCCAGGTATGCCAGCACCACACGGAATGGATCCAGCACTCTTTTCTCGATTTGAAAGTGTTTGGTCTGGACATTATCACACAAAGTCTGAGAAGGGAAACATACACTATCTCGGAACACAATACGAGATGTCGTGGAGTGATGCAGGAGATCCTAAGTACTTTCATGTATTCGATACAGATACAAGAGAATTAACTCCAGTTCTGAATCCTCATACGATCTATGCTAAGTTATATTACAATGACGACAAGAAGGTCTATTCAAATCTTAAAAATAAGTTTGTCAAAGTAATCGTTACTAACAAGAGCAATCCTGTTGAATTTGACAAGTTTGTGGATCGTATCCAGAAGCAAGAACCATTTGAAATTAAAATCGCTGAGAACTATGAAGAGTTCCAGGGAGAGAATATAAGTGATGAGGATGTAGAAGTCGTATCAGACACTTCAGTCTTATTAGATACTTATGTAGATGCAGTTCAAACTGCTTTAAATAAAGATAGAATCAAAACTAAATTACGAGAGTTATACATAGAAGCTCAATCCTCTGAATTTGCATGATATTATTTGAAAAAGTGAAATGGAAGAACTTCCTCTCAACAGGAGATAAGTTCACTGAGATTGATCTGAACAATGGAGAATCTACATTAATTGTAGGTGCAAATGGTTCAGGTAAATCCACCCTTCTTGATGCAATTGCATTTGCTTTATTTGGTAAACCTCACCGTGACATCAAGAAGAACCAGATCGTAAACTCAATCAACAATAAAGATTGTGTAGTTGAGGTCGAGTTCTCATTAGGTAATAATCACTTTCGAGTCATTCGTGGAATCAAGCCAAATGTATTTGAGATCTGGCAGAACGATCAATTACTTAATCAAGAGTCTCATACTCGAGATTATCAGAAGATACTTGAACAAAATATCTTAAAGCTGAACCATAAGTCTTTTCATCAGATCGTGATGCTTGGATCAAGCTCGTTCATTCCTTTCATGCAGCTTCCTGCACAGCATCGAAGGGAAGTCATTGAAGATCTCTTAGACATCAATATCTTTACAAAGATGAATCAGCTCCTGAAAGAGAAGTCCTCGACTCTTAAGGATCAAATCTCTGAGCTTGGATACGAAGCTGATGTGATTGCTGAAAAGGTAAGAATGCAATACAAGTATATTGCTGATCTCAAGAATCTCGATAAAGAGCAAGACGAGAAGAGACAAGAAAAGATCACTATACTTGAAGAACAAGTAGATACACTTTTAAAGAAGAACCAAGAGCTTACGGTTCTTGTTGAAGAGAACTATTCACATCTCCAGAAACAATTAGATGAATCTACGTCTCTCAAACAAAAGCTACTCTCAAATAAATCCTCGATTAATACTGATATTGCAGCTATTGTAAAAGAAGCAAAGTTCTATGATAGTAATGATGAATGCCCTACTTGTGCACAACCAATTGATTTAAACTTTAAGAAAGATAAGATTCATAAATGCAAGAGTAAAGCTTCTCAACTTGCAAAGGATCAAGCTACTCTTGAAAAGACTCTTGAAGAAGTGAATAAGTCTATTGCAGGTGTCACTGAAAGTATCAACGACGGTAAGACGTTTAACACTGAGATTCTTACAAATAACGTCACGATACGCAACCTCCAGAAGCAAATCAAAGAATTAGAAAAAGAAGCATCGACAAAAAAGAATATCGATCTCGAAGCTTCAGAGAAAGAACTCCAGACTCTTACACTCAAACAGACTGAGATAGGAACTCAGAAGAATTCATTATACGAGGAGAGTACGTATAATCAAGCAATCGCAGAGATGTTAAAAGATACTGGCATTAAGACGAAGGTTATTAAGCAGTATCTTCCGGTGATGAATAAGCTGATTAATCAATATCTTCAAACTTTAGATTTCTTCGTGTCATTTCATTTAAATGAAAGCTTTGAGGAGACCATTAAGTCCAGGCATCGCGATGACTTCTCATACTCTTCATTCTCGGAAGGAGAGAAGCAAAGAATCGACCTTGCATTATTATTTACTTGGAGACAGGTTGCAAAGATGAAGAATTCTGTGAGTACGAATCTACTCATTCTTGATGAAACATTTGACTCATCTCTTGACTCAGATGGAGTAGATAATCTTCTGAGAATATTACAGACTTTAGATGAAAACACCTCGGTATTTGTGATATCACATAAAACCGATATTTTAGATGGAAAATTTAAGAATAAGATAGAGTTCTATAAAGAGAAAAACTTCAGCTTTTCTAAGTAGTTGATTATCAACAACTTATAATACACATATTTGTGTACTTTTTTCGTGGAATTAAGTAATATATTTCTATGAACAAATTACATCAAGGCCAATCGGTATTAGCTAAGTTGTTATCCAAAGAGAATATATCTATACAACACGGCAATTTTCAAACCGCTTTCTTCGATGTACAGAACAGAGTTCTAGGTCTTCCAATTTGGAAGGATGCCGATAAGGATATCTATGACTTATTAGTGGGTCATGAGGTCGGTCATGCTCTTTATACTCCAGTATTTAATCCAGCTGAGCTTCCATGTCCTAAAGATTACATAAACATCGTGGAGGATGTTCGTATTGAAAAATGCATTCAAGAGACTTATCCTGGTCTTATTGCATGCTTCCGTAGAGGTTATAAGACTTTAGTCGATCAGAATTTCTTCGGAACACGAAATCGCGATCTTAGCACCTATGGTCTTATCGATCGTATCAATCTTCATGCAAAAGCAGGTGCTTATCTAAATATCAAGTTTTTACCTGAAGAAAAAGCTATCGTGGATCAAGTCATGAACGTATCGACTTGGGAAGAAGTTATGGCAGCTGCAGTTGCCCTTCATAAGTTCGCCCATGAGGAGAAGAAAAAGAATCCTGAAAAACCTTCACCATCTAATACTCAATCCTCTGAGCAGTCTCCTTCTTCTCCATCAGAATCTATGGAGAATGGGGATTCTTCTGAACAAACCGAAACTGATCAAGAATCATCAGAGTCTGAGTCAGGTGATTCTCAAGATGAATCCTCAGAATCTAAATCTACTTTAGATAAAGCTAGCGCTTCAGAAAAATTAGATGAATCTGAAACTTCACGCCACTTTGAGAATAGTGCTAAAGAATTAATAAAGGATCCAAAGATTGCAAATCGTACTGCTTATGCCATTGAGCCTTCAATGGAAGATATTAATAATATGATATGCAAATACGAAAAAGTGTTCTCTCTGAGAGATGAAAGTGAGATTTATAAAGAACTATCTAATTCATCGCAATTTAAAGCTGAATATAAAGAATTTTTAAATAACACCAAGAAGTTTGTTGCAGTATTAGTTAAAGAATTTGAAATACGTAAAGCTGCTTATCAATACAGCAGATCTACAACCTCAAAGACCGGAATCCTTAATGTAGATAAGATTCATTCATACAGCTATAGTGATGACATATTTCTAAGTGTTACTTCTCTTGCTAATGCCAAGAATCATGGTATGATGATGTTTGTAGATTTTTCTGGTTCAATGGGTAAAGTTCTCCCATATGTTTTAAAACACCTTATTAATCTATGCTTATTCTGTAAGTCAGCTGGAATTCCTTTTCAAGTTTATAGTTTCTCTGGTGGAACTTATGCCTCACTTGTAGCAAAGGATCCACGTTATTCCTATTCAAAATACCATTCTTGGGGTGAAGGACGTGAAGGTAAGATCACTACAGAACAAGTTATTCTCTTAGATTTAGTCAATTCTGAGATGAGTAAGGCTGATTTCAATAGAGCAATTCGTGATTTGTATATTCGTAGCAAGAGACCAGAAAGCGCATGTGCAGCAGTTGAATATCTTGGAGACACACCATTAAACGAAACTATCATTGCTGCCCATAAGCTGGTTCCATTATTCAAAGCCAAACATAATATTCAAAAAATGAATGTGATGTTCCTTACAGATGGAGAAGGTAATTGTCTTTCTATTAAAAGCGATCCAAACTATAAAAATGTAAAATTCGATAAGTCTTGGAATGATTCTTACAACTATATCGAAATGAAGTTAAACGGTCAGCACTTCAAATCAGAACTTTATGGAGAATATTGCTCTCAGAAATTATTCAAGCATTTAAGAAAAACGACTGACTGCAATCTAATTGGATTTTATATACCAAAACAAAAAAGTGTTGCTAAGAAACTTGCTATCGACATCATTCGTGGAAAGAATGGTAACAACTGGCAATCAGCTACAAATATGTGGAACTCAACTTATCAAGCAAAGTATCGTGCTGATAAATCCATTCATTTTGAGGAGGCTCTTGGATATAACGAATACTTTATCGTGGCAAGTGGCGATGAATTAGATACTTCAGATGAGAGCTTAAACATTGACCAATCCATGAGCCGAGGCCTAATGGCTAAAGCATTCTCTAACTTTAATAAAGCCAAAAAGGTTAACCGGGTGTTTGTGACTAAGTTCGCTGAGGCACTTGCATAAGTTGTTGATAATTAATTGCTTAAAATTATCATATTTGTGTACTAATTCCACGGTATTTGTTAGAATCTTCTTGTTAGTAAATCTTCTTCTTCTTAATCAATAACATGAATACATACTCCAAACAAATCATTGCTCAACTCCAGAGCAATTTCCCTGATCAAACTCAGTTCCGTCGTAAAGATATTGATGCAGTTGCAAAGTCTCTAGGCTTTGAGTTTAAGCAATACTCAGAACTTTTAAATGATACTTATAAAGTGCATCGTGGTCTATACGACTACTCTTCACAACTTAAAGCTGAAATCACTATTCCAGCTGAAGCTGCAATGAAGCTATCGGCGCCTGTCACTTCTGTTCTTAATACAGATACGTATATCCCTGCTAAAGATCCAACATACATTAAGTGGGGTGATTATTCAGATATCGCCGACATCATTAAATCAAAAGCTTTTTATCCAATCTACATCGCAGGTCTTTCAGGTAATGGTAAGACTATGATGGTAGAGCAAGCGTGTGCAAATCTCGATAGAGAATACATACGTGTTCAAATTTCCCCAGAGACGGATGAAGACGATCTCATCGGAGGTTTTCGTCTACTCAATGGTGAGACAGTATTCGCGAAAGGCCCCGTAGTAAAAGCTATGGAGCGCGGAGCCATACTTCTCGTGGATGAGATAGACCGTTCAACCAGCAAGATTATGTGCCTCCAAGGAGTATTGGAAGGTAAACCGATCATGATTAAGAAGACCGGTGAAGTCATTCGTCCGGCTCTGGGGTTCAATATTATAGCTACTGCAAACACAAAGGGTAAAGGTTCAGATGATGGAAGATTCGTTACTGCAAGTATCATTGATGAAGCTTTCCTTGAGAGATTTGTTGCAACATTCGAGCAACCATATCCTACACTTAACGTAGAGAAAAAGATCGTCCTCAATCATATGGACAAATATCGTCGAATTGACGCAGATTTTGCCGAAAAGCTTGTCACATGGTCTGAGGTTATTCGTAAGACCTATGCAGCTGATGGAGTCGATGAATTAATTTCAACTCGTAGATTATGCCATATTGCTCAAACATTTGCAATCTTTAACGATCGCATGAAAGCTATTCAACTTTGTATATCACGATTCGATGAAGATACGAAAGTAGCTTTCCTAGATCTATACACCAAGATAGATGCTTCTTCCACAACAGCAAAAGTGCCAGAAGTTATAGTATCCCCTGAATCAATTGCTCCAGCAAATTAATTCAACACTGAAAGTATTCTCCTACACATTTGATTATTTACAAGGTGCAGGACTTAGTGTATATTAGAATTTACAGTAAACTTCGATCCCTACTGTAAACTTGAATGAAGGATCGAGCCAACATATATAAACGTTATAACATGAAGACCGCTCGTACAAATCAGAAAACTCGTTTGTTTAACTATCTTACTAAGAATAAGACAGTGACAATCGCTCAAGCACAAGCTCGTTTGAACATCGCTAATCCATCAGCTGTGGTAGCACACATGCGCAATGATGGCGTAAGCATTCGCACAAGCGTCCGCTTTAACAAGCAGGGCAACAAAGTGTTTGAATATTGCTTAGCTTCAACTAAGTAATATAAACTGAGAAGAGACTGGAGGACTCTATATCCTCCAGTCTCTAATTAATCTTATGGCAAAAACAATAGAACCTCCTAAATTAAATTCTATACCAGCTACAGCTGGACGTAAGTTTGATGGAGGTAAGCCGGAATACGGTCTTATTCCTCCCTATGCTCTCGATGAACTTGCTGTAGTGTTGACTATTGGAGCTCAAAAGTATGAGAGAGAAAATTGGAGGTATGTTCCAGAAGCAAGTAGGAGATACTACGATGCTTTACAAAGACACTTATGGGCTTGGAAAAGAGGCGAAAAATTTGATGCCGAAACAGGACGTCACCATCTCGCTCATGCGGCATGTTGCTTATTCTTTTTATATGAACATGACATTGGTAAAGCAAATCCTGATATATAGACAATCTTTATTATGAAACTATCCGAAACAACATTAGATGTACTGAAAAACTTTTCAGTCATCAATCCTAACATGGTCTTCAAGCCAGGTAAGACCATTTCAACTATTGCAGAAGCTAAGAATATACTTGCAAATGCAAAGATTGAAGAAGAGATCCCATCACAGTTTGGTATCTATGATCTTACAGAATTTCTTTCAACACTTTCTCTTGTAGATAATCCTGATATTGAATTCACCGATGATTCAATATCGATTAATGAGGGTAATACCTCAATCCGTTATTATTACTCTGCTCCAGAGTTATTAACTGCACCTACAAAGCCATTGAATATGCCAAAGGCTGAAGTGAAGTTTACTCTATCTGCGGCAATGATTAATAAGATTAAGAAAGCTGCATCTGTATTAGGTCACGCTACACTACAGATTACTGGTGAAGATGGTAAAATTACTTTATCAGTTAGTGATGTAAAGAATGCTTCAGCGAATAAGTATTCAATGATAATTGACGAGGATAATTCTTGTAAAGAAACTTTTTCTTTTATCATGGTCATTGGTAACTTAAAGATGATGCCAGGCGATTATAACGTTGCAATAAGTTCTAAACTTATCTCTCACTTCGAGAATACAACTATACCAGTTGAATACTGGATAGCTCTTGAAAAAACTAGCACATACGGTAGCTAATCTTATATAAATAACCATGCCGGTGTTCATTCTGAAGCCGGTTAACAATAACTCGGCGTTCAAATTCTTGAGAAGCCGAACAAACCTATAGGAAAACATAACATGGCAGACAACATAGTCGATATCAACTCAGCACAACAAGTAGACGCTGCTCCAGCAGACGCAACTCAACCAACAACACCTCCTCAATTAAGTCTTAATGACTTAGCTGCAACGGTTCAATTGATTGACGTATGCTCAAAGCGTGGAGCATTCGAGGGTCCAGAACTTTCAACAATCGGTGCACTCCGTCAAAGGATCACTGACTTCCTGAAAGCCGCTGCTCCTCAGCAACCAGCAGGCGATCCAGGCGCAGCTCCAGCAGGTGTAACTGCAGCTCCAGTAGCAGCAAACATCCAGAGCTAATAAGATAGTTCAGCGGACTTTTGGGGTGCAGTCTTAAAACAGCACCCTCTTTTTATTTTAATCATTTGAAATACATTTTATCATGAGCAATATTCCTAATAATCCTGAAGACGTTAAAGCAATTAAGATAGCTTTAGATCAAATATCTGAAGCTCTTTCTGAAATTAATACGCAGAGAATACAAATCAACGAGATTGCAAAAGCACTCGAGGACAAGTATAAGATTCCTGCTAAAACATTTAGAAAAGTAGCAAATCTCTATCATCGTCAAGCCGTATCTCAATTTGAGAATGAAGCTGAAGAGATTAAAGATATGTACAAAACAATCATAGGTTGATAATATACATCTATGATAAACAAAGACGAGTTCCTCTGGACGGAACGATATAGACCGACGTGTTTAGACGATTGCATACTTCCTGATAATCTAAAAGATACTTTTCAAAAGATCATAGATTCAGGAGAGATGCATAATCTCATCTTATCCGGAACGGCAGGTCTAGGTAAGACTACTGTGGCAAGAGCTATGTGCGAAACGCTACAATTAGATTATATTCTTATCAATGGTTCTGAAGAATCTGGCATTGATGTATTAAGAACTAAGATAAAACAATTTGCGAGTTCAATTTCATTAATGAATAGTGGCCCTAAGGTCGTGATTCTTGATGAAGCTGATTACTTAAATCCTCAATCAACTCAACCTGCTCTTCGTGGATTCATAGAAGAATTCTCGAATAATTGCAGGTTTATACTTACATGTAACTTTAAGAATCGAATCATTGAACCTCTTCATTCAAGGTGTGCAGTGATTGAGTTTAATACCTCTAAGAAACAACTTGCAGATCTTGCGAGTAAGTTCATGAAGAGACTTGAAACGATTCTGAAGAATGAAGGTGTAAGTTACGAGTCAAAAGTTCTTGCGGATCTCATCTGCAGGTTTGCACCTGATTGGCGTAGAGTGATTGGCGAATGCCAGAGATATAGTGTATCCGGTAAGATTGATAGTGGCATCTTAGTGAATCTTTCTGATGTAAGTATAAGTTCACTTATGAAGTCTCTTAAAGAAAAAGACTTTAAGTCGATGAGGTCTTGGGTAGTAAACAACATGGATCTTGAACCCGCTGCAATATTTCGAAAGATTTATGATAATATGCTCGAATACGCAAAGCCAGATAGTGTTCCTCAGATCGTATTGGTTCTTGCCGAGTATCAATATAAGAATAGTTTTGTAGCCGATCGTGAAATTAATATGGTCGCTTGCTTAACTGAGCTTATGGCTTCAACGGAGTGGAAGTAATGAATCCTTTCGAATATCTAAATTCGATTAATGATACGAAGAAGGATATCATGGTGGACGATATTGCCGAAAAGGCATATAACCCATACCTGATAAATCGAGGACTTTCATACTTTCATGATACAATTTTGTTCGCTAACGAGATGAATATACACCATCATCTCGATAATAAACTCCAATATCATTTCTGTATAAATAGTATTCGTAAAAAGAAAAGATTCAGCAAATGGGATAAACCTCAGGAGCATGAATCTCTCATGATTGTTAAAGCATATTATGGTTATAGTAATGAAAAGGCCAAGTCTGCTTTGAGGATCTTGAGTTCAGCTCAAATTGAAGATCTCAAACGAAAACTATTTCAAGGTGGACGCAACAACAAACAAAAACCCAAGTAATATCACTGAAGAGGTTCCAGTAGATTGGAACCCATCGATGATGCTCGAAATTACGCTGAACGAGCCAGACGACTTCTTAAAAGTAAGAGAAACACTTACGAGAATTGGCGTTGCTTCTCGAAAAGAAACGAATAAGCTATATCAGTCATGCCATATCCTTCATAAGCAAGGAAGATACTTCATTGTCCATTTTAAAGAACTATTTTTACTTGATGGTAAGCCATCTAATTTAACGGAGAACGATCTCCAGCGTAGAAATACAATTGCAACTTTATTATCAGACTGGGGATTAGTTACGATAGTCAATCCTACTCAGGTTCAAGTAAAGGCACCACTCCGTCAAATAAAGATCATTCCACATAAAGAAAAAGCAAACTGGCAACTTCTACCTAAATATAATATCGGTAATACGGGTAAATGATATAAATATGTCTGACCGGTAATTCCATCGGTCACAGGAATGCTTAACTGGTTCCTGATAACATAACCTCGCTTAACTGGAGGAAATATACATGACAGCTACAACATATACGTTCCCACGCGCATCCTTCATCGGATTCGATCAACTGTTCAATCAGATTGGAACTGCTCTTAATCAAGAGATTCCAAACTATCCACCACACAATGTGGTGAAAATCGATGAGGATCACTACCTAATAGAAATCGCAGTCGCAGGTTTCAAAGAAGAAAACCTGGACATCGAACAAAAGGAATCGGTACTCACAGTCACCGGTACAAAAGAAGACGACAGGGCTTATATCCATAAGGGTATCTCAAGTCGTAACTTCATAAGAGTATTCACCTTGAACGAACATGTTCAAGTGACCACGACTACTCTGGATAGTGGAGTACTTACTATCGGACTCGAAAGAGTGATTCCCGAAGATCAAAAACCTCGAAAGATCAAGATTGGAACTCTTCCTGAAAAGAAGAAATCATTCTTGAAAGGTTGATATATACTTTATTCATTAGTCAATCGTAAACCAAATATATTATGAGCAATATTAAAATCGTGCGTTTAACATCGGGGGAAGAAATTCTCTGCGATCTAGGTGTTTCAGGAGACAAATACGTCCTTAAATTACCTGCAGTTATTATTCCAACCGGTGACGGCAACATTGGATTTGCGCATTGGCTACCTTATGCTCGCAATGAAGCTGTGCAGATATCGACTAAATACGTTGTATTCATTGTCGATCCTACTACACAACTGGCAAACGAATACATAAAGATGCATTCAAATATCATTGTTCCAGAGCAAGCAAATAAAGATATTATCGTTCCTTCCTAAGAGGAAACTCGTTAATTAAGTTGGGCCGGATGTACTTTAAATATGTACATCCGGCTTTTTTGTGTTATTATCTTGACATAACGTGAAATTCTATACAAACGTAAGTAGATTTGGCTCAGACATTCTTTATCGCGGATATGACAATGGGCGTCAGATACGCGAGAAGATTAAATTTAAGCCTACATTGTATCTTCCTTCTAAGCTTGAGAAAACTCAATGGCACTCGTTGGATGGTACGAATGTGGAGCCAATAGGCTTCGATTCGATGAAAGAAGCAAAATCCTTCGTTGCAAAGTACGAAGGTATAAGTTCTTTTACAATCTATGGAAATATGAGATGGATTACTCAGTTTATTCAAGATAGATTTCCAGATGAAATTCATTTTGATCGTAATCTAATTAATGTAGCAGTTCTCGATATCGAAGTCAAATCAAATGATGGTTTCCCTGAGCCAGAGCAAGCACTCCATGAAGTGACTGCGATCACTGTAAACAATAATATTGACAATCTATTTCATGTCTGGGGAACGAAACCTTATGATCCTGAAATCTCAGTGTTCAAAGGTAAAGTAGATTATCACCAGTTTAAGACTGAATCTGATATGCTCTTGAACTTTATATCATGGTTCTCAAATGGTCCAAATGTTCCTGATATTATCACTGGCTGGAACACTCGTGCATTCGATATTCCATATCTCTTAAATCGAATCATTCGTATTTTTGGCGAAGAAACTGCAAAGCAACTTTCTCCTTGGTCAAAGATTGAACAAAAAGAAATGGTTGTGAAAGGAAGACCTCTAAAGATGTGGGATATCACTGGTATCGCGCAGCTTGATTATCTTGATCTGTTTCAAAAATTTACAACTTTGACTTATGGACAACAAGAATCATATAAGCTTGGGAACATAGCTCATGTCGTTCTTGGTACAACAAAGCTTTCGTATGAAGAGTATGGAAGTCTCTCAAATCTTTATGAACAAGATTTTCAAAAGTATATTGACTATAACATCACCGATGTAGAGATCGTTGAGAAGTTAGAAGATAAACTTGGTTTGATTACACTTGTTCTAACTCTATCTTACATGGGTGGAGTAAACTATTCTGATGCTCTAGGAACAACTGCAATCTGGGATTCGATCATCTATCGAGATCTCATGAGAAAAAGTGTAGTGATTCCTCCTTCAAAAGATCATGTAAAAGGAGAATATCCAGGAGGATATGTGAAAGAACCAATGATAGGTCTTCACAACTGGGTGTGTTCATTTGACTTGAATTCATTGTATCCAAATCTCATCATTCAGTATAACATGTCTCCAGAAACGATATGTGATGAGGTTGCTTCTGGAGTTTCTCCCGATGTTATACTAAATGGAAAATCTTGGACTCCTGCTCGTGAAGGAGTAATTACTGCAGTAAATGGCGTACACTTTAGAACTGATAAGATTGGCGTCATACCTCGAATCATTAATGAAATTTACGATAAGCGTGTAATTCTTAAAAACGCAAAGATCGAAGCTCAGAAGAAGAAAGCTGCACTTCCAAAAAGTGATAAAGTAGAACTTTATAAACTTGAGAGAGATATCTCTCGTTTAGATAATCAACAGATTGCAGTAAAGATTCTTTTAAACTCTTTATACGGTGCTTTAGGTAATGCTTACTTTCGATACTTCGA